ATACTCTTCAGGTATTGATTTGACTTGTTAGGCTAGATCAGCTGAACACTCCCATATAATAGGCATAACCTGGGGTATCAGGTAATTCAAAACCTAACATATCGAGCAGGAGTTGCCAATCCGTAGCGTGGACTTTTGATGATGCACGAAGAGCTACCTGATGCAAGTTTGGTAGTCTCTTGTTGAACGGCATTCGACGTATAATTAAACCAGCCTCCACACAATCAGTGAGGAAAGCATAACTACGCTTAACCGCATACTCAACTTGTGACAAACCACCAAAGTCTCTCCAACGCTCCGGAAAGACCATTCTCTTAGCGACCTCAGACGCCTGTCGATGCGGCAGACTATCTGCCCAAGTGTGTCCAAGAAAGTGGATCGCCTCCCCATCAAGGTTAGAAGATACCTTCTCCGGGTTCATTGTCAGTCCCAATTCCTTCAGAACTTGCGAAGCACGTCTCAGTTCGATGTGATGCTTACAACCAAACACACTATCATCCCCAAGAACGAGTAAGTTACGTGAATCCATTAAACGACCATACAGTCTAAGATACATGTAATGCAAAGAAAAGAAATTGACAATCGAATCAACCAACTGAGTGAAATAACTTCCAGAGGGTACCCCACGGTGCTTAACGTAAATATTACCGTCAGGCATAACAATTGGAGTGTTAATAAAGTAATCTTCAATCAGATACAGTTGATGCGCATACTCATGTGAAAACCAAGTCTTAATGATGTCGAACGCCATATGTATCAGTCTTTCAGATACAGAGGCATCAAACTTTGAATAATCTAAACCATACTGATATTCATGGTTCATGATTGAACGAAGTCTGGATGCGATACCAAGCTTGGTAAGTCCAAAACACATGGGCGTCTTTCGGCTAAGAAACGTTACTATCAAAGGTCTTGCAAACCTTCCTTCAAGTATAGTCATTGCAAGAGGAAAACCCCAAACTAATCGATCTCTAGGTCCACCCTCATGGTGCTGGACACGATGATAAGCCGTACAGGGGTGT